CGGAGCACATCGCCGACAAGATCGGGGAATGTGCCGCCGCGATGAAGGTTGAACCCTGTGATTTGACCTGGGCAGATTTTCGCGCCTATGGTGCCGTGGCCTACGGGGAGAATAGCCTCGGGATCGTCCGAAGGGACATCACGAGACTAGGGGGGTACAACGCGATCCGGGACGCTCACTTCCCCCCGGTCGCAACGGCCTACGCCGGCGTCAAGAAGCGAGTCCGTGAGCACGCGAATCTGAACCGTCGCCTTGGCCACAAGGCAAATGATGACGCCTTCCAGTTCGCGCAGATCGAGGCCTTCTCTGAAAGAGTGTTCTCCGGTCGGGTGAAGCCGATTTCCGCGCCGCCGGCTCCCAAGCGCGCGTGTAACTCGTCGGCACCGGCCTTCAAGCGCGCCGTCGTGGTGTGCTTGGGTGATGACCACTGGGGCGCGGATCTCCTCGCGTCCGAGACCGGTGCACAGAACTTCGGCCGGGTAGAGGAAGCTCGGTGTGTCGCCAAGCTCGTGAAGGAAACGATCGAGTTCAACATTGAGCACAGAGCTGAGACGGAGCTCCACGTAGTCCTCTTAGGGGATTTCATCCACGGAGCTCTTCATGATCTCCGCGATGGCGCGGTGATGTCCGAGCAACAGAGTCGGGCAATTCATCTCCTCATTCAGTTTGTGGCACATGTCTCGGCGGCATACCTCAAGGTCATAGTACACGGAATCACAGGTAACCATGGCAGGGACAAGTCCCGACACTTCAAGCAGGCCACTTCAGGAAAGTGGGATTCGCGCGAGATGCTAATCTACAGTGCGGTGAAAATGGCCACGAAGGCACTCACCAATGTGACTTGGGATCTTCCGTTGTCGGCGTTCTGTGTGTTCAAGATTTTTGGGAAGAAGTATTTCATCACACACGGAGACGGTGTAATCAAGATTGGCAATCCGGGCCAGGCAATTAACGTGGCCGAATTGGAGAAGCAGACCAATCGTCTCAATGCCACCCTTCGGGACAAGGACGAATATTCCGTGGTGATAGTCGGACACGTGCACCAATCAGCGCGCGTGTTGCTCAACAACGGTGTCACCGTTATCGTCAACGGGGCCGGCACCCCGGTGGATTCTTTTGCCGTCTCAATCGGAATTTTCGAGAGTGTTTCGTCACAACAAATCTTCGAAGTGGTCCCCGGGTTTCCCGTGGGCGCCGGGTACCCCATTATGCTGGATGATGGGGTGTACAAAGATGCTTCGTTGGACAAGATCGTGCAACCGTGGACCCAGTATTAGAAACGGCGCCCGAAGGCGCTAAGAGGACGCTTCACAAGCATCCCAAGACGATCGAGTTCCGGTCTCCGGACGCTCTACCACTTCCAAAGTACAAGCAGAAGCAGACCTACACCCCCCTCCCGTCCGAGATTCGCGCAAGGATCAAAGAGGCCCTCGACAAAGGGGCAATCACCCAGGCCCAGGCGGATGCGGCCTGGGAGAAGGTTCTCCCTTCACTTAGGCAGCTCGCGCGCACGGACTTTGATGCCTTCGCCGAACTTGTTTGCGTCAATGACGAGACAGGAGAGCCGGTAGTCCAGGCCCCCATTCACAAGTGTTGGACGCGCCTTCGAAAACAACACAAGCGGTTATTGATTTGGGCGCATTGCGAAAGTGCGAAAACGACGCAGATCAGCACGCTCAATACCGTCTGGGAACTCGGCATTGATCCCACACTCCGCTTCGTCATCCTTTCGAACACCGCGGAGCAGGCCGAGAACATCGTCCGTAACATCGCCGGGTACATCGAACGGAATAAAGAGGTTCGTGAAATATTCCCGGCCCTCCGCCCCGACCCCGCGGGTCCGTGGACCAACAAGCAGCTTCGAATCATTCGTACCGGAACCGCCCGCGACCCATCCGTGCGCGCCGTGGGTGTTCACGGAGCTCTCACCGGTGGACGCGTCGATCGTCTCATCGTGGATGACATCCTCGATCCCGAGAACACCGATACGGAAGGCAATCGGAAGAAGGTCGAGCAGTGGTACAAGGCCGTGGCCGCCGGCCGTCTCACGGGGCGCGCCCGCGTACTAGTGGTGGGCACGGCCTACCACAGTCAGGACTTGCTGCACACCCTTGCTCTCCAGAAGAACTTCAAGTGGTTCCGTTTCCCCGTCATCCGGGCAGACGGTACATTGTCCTGGCCGGAGCAGTGGCCCCGCAAGCGTACCGAAGAGCGTAGAGCGGAGTTGGGGCCGGCGGAGTTTGCTCGGCAAATGCTCTGCAAGGCCCGCGACGACGATGAGGCCAGGTTCAAGCAGAGCTGGATCGAACAAGCTTTGAGGGCAGGAGACGGCCTGCCAATGATTCATCACATTGATGTGCTCCCCCCCGGGTGTTTTACGTTTACGGGAGTTGACCTCGCGGCCGCGCAGAACCGGAAGTCCGATAAATGTAGCTTCTTCACTTTCATAGAGGACGGTAAAGGGTTTCGAAGAATCCTCGACATCACCCACGGGAAGTTCACTGGCCCTAAGATCATTGAGACCCTTCAAGACCTCTACAAGCGGTACCACAGCTTCCTCGTGGTGGAAAGTAATGCGTGTCAGGCGTTCATCCTTCAGTTCGCGACCGAGGTAACCAACCTGCCTACGATCCCGTTCAACACTGGGGCAGCGAAATGGGATCCGCAATTAGGAGTTGAAGGGCTCGCGATTGAGCTCTTCAATGGGAAGTGGATCTTCCCGAACCAAGGGGGCTTGTGCACCAAGGAGATGGACATCTTCATAACGCAGATGCTTTACTACTCCCCTCGGTCTCACACCGGCGATATTTTGATGTCAAGTTATTTCGCCCGAGACATAGCGCGCCGAATAATGCATCATGAGGACCGTCCCACCGGAGGGACCGCTGAGTGTCAGATCCTAGGGGGTAACGCCGTCCCGGCGCTCGATAGAATCGCGGCCGAGGACACCGGGTTCGACGTGATGGAAGCATAGCAAAATCCGTGCCACCGTGCTACCATGGGTGGGACATGGAATCCTCAGAAGAACTCATCGATCACAACTCTAAAGCCCTAGGTTCGACCGAGATCGAGGCCGTTCAGAAGGCATACTTCATCGGGGGTACCGAAGGTTCCCAGAGTCAGATCCTCCATGAGCCAGATAAACAGCAGTCCCTCTTCCAGAGTTCCGGGGCACTCATGCCCCTGTATGATCCTATCGGTTTGTCAATCATCTACGAGAACTCAAGCTGCCTTCGGTCCTGCGTTGACGCGATGGTCACCAACATAGACTCATTCGGCCAGCAATTTATCCCGCTTATTGACCTTACGCAGCCGAACGCAAACGAGCTTATTCGTAATGCGCTGCGCATAGAGCGAAAGCACGGCAAGAAGTTCGCCGATCTGGAGCACCTTGGAAAGGACGATGAGCCTTCCGACAAAGAGGTCGAGGATCGTAGGAAGATCCTTGAGGTGGAGATTGCGGAAGAGCGAGCTCGGCTCGAGACCTTCTTCGAGAACTGCACCGTGGACAGGCCGTTCGCCGGCCCCGAGGGTTTGCGGGGATTGACCCGAGCAGACCTCGAGATTCAAGGCAACGCGTATTGGGAGATTCTCCGGGACAGCTTTGGACAGGTGTCCCAGTTGAACCACGTGCCGGCCACGAGCGTGCGTTTGTGGCCCCTCGACGACGAGAATACGGAAACCACCATTACGGAGCGGGTCTCCCTCCTCACGACCAAGAAGAAGACGGTTCGGAAGAAGTACCGCCGTTTCGTACAGTGCTGGGAAGCCAACACGAAGGTGGCGTACTTCAAAGAGTACGGGGATCCTAGGTGCATTTCCGCCACTACCGGCAGGGTGTACAAAGACCGGGCCGACCTGCAGGCGAAAGAGGGTAAGGATGGCACCACGGCGCTCGAGGCCACGGAACTCTTCTGGTTCAAGATTTCTTCGCAGCGCACGGCCTATGGGGCCCCACGGTGGATCGGGACTCTGCTCGCGGTGCTCGGAAATCGTCAGAGTGAGGAAGGCAACTTCATCTACTTCGAGAATCGTTCGGTGCCGCCCCTCGCGGTGCTCGTGTCCGGTGGACGTCTGCACTCGGACTCCGTGAAGAAGCTCGAGAGTCACATTGAGAACAACATCAAGGGCGCGCGGAACAACCACAAGATCTTGATCCTTGAGGCCGAGCGCGTGGACAGTCAGGCCATCGGCGCCGCCGGCGCCGGTGCGGCCGCACA